GTGTTGTGTTGAATCCGATCAGGACATAAACCATGCCCCGTGGTGCCAGACTAAGCCCGTAAAGCACTTCCTTTTCATCTTTCATAAGATCCCAAGCATAGTGGATGTACCCGGTAAATTTTGTCTTTCTGAGGGCATCTGCCTTTTCTTCGTCTATCAACCGGGCATCATAACCATTTTCATCTCTCACGGTTAAATCCGCATCCCAAATTTCCTCAAAAGTCTCTTTCCATTGCGGATCTGAAAACGTGTTGTTATTGAGTAGACAGATTTTCTTGAAATATTTATTGTGAAAATCCCAAATGGAATGATGGTCTTTCGGGTTATCCTGTTTTGGAACAATACAGAAGGGACATTTACGGGGACAGTATGACCATGTGTACCCAAGGGAAAAGTCAAGGTTGAATAAATCGTAATCCGGTTTAAAAGGAAAAAACCCGTCCAGCTTTATTGTCGGGTCAATCCCTGGCCCACCTTCAACATCAGCGGGATATTTTGGGGAGAAATCAAATAACCATGAGGCATAAGTCTTGTCAAAACAGCCCACGCTATTAAGAAACACCGCGTCCCCTTGATATTTATGGCAGGCCGATATTTTCATAAGGGCTAAATTGTGATATTTAGCATCGGTTATCAGATTAATGTTCATTACCGTCTACTCCCATATTTATCGTGCCGTTTCCACATTTCCCGGATCTTCCACACTATCACTGTTATCAAAAACCCGGCGGTGAGCAGGGCAAGGAGCTTGATTTCTACTGGTAAGTTTTCCATTATGCCTCCGGTTTATGCAAACCTTAAATATTCATTGGCCGTTCGGTCAACTTCCTCTGCCGTCATATCCTTGTTGTTTTTGTAGATGTATTTCAGGAACAAGTCTATGGTTTTGCTATATAAATCCTCAAAGGTTTCTTCTTCCATGCTGGCAAAGCTGATGCTCTGTGCTTCCGGCCTTGTGCTACCGTCCAGCCGGACAACAATGTCATAGTTTCCGCAAAGGATCGTAACGTCTTTCCTGAAGCGGTCGAAGTTCTTCTCAGGCGTCCCATACTTAGAATCAATTTCCCCAGGCTCCCACGCGTCAAATCCTATGTTAAGCAGGGCAAAATATTTGCGGTGGAATTTAGGATTCCTAACCTTTTTGGATTCCTGGCTGATTACCTGTCCGACCTTAATCTTTCGATACCAGTCCTCAGTAGGGGGATCGGCGGGAAGCAAGCCTGACATTGTTTTGACTAAATAGGTTTTCATTAGCGGTCTCTCTCCCGGTCCCTCTCCCGGTCCCAATACTCATCAAGGGCCGCTTCGTCTGCTTCAACCTCATCATAGGGATAATTGTCATGCCATTTGCCCCTATATTGCCATTCGCCTGTTTCCCGGCTCTTTGTTGGGTATGTTATCGCTTTCATTGCATCCTCCCTACGAGTTCATTAAGGTCTTTCAAAAAGCTCAATAATTCCTTGTGCATTTCCTCAAACATATCCGGGTCCGGCTTAATCCTTTTCACCCATGCGGGGCATGAAGGCATTTCAGGGACACAATAGGCGATATAATCAATCCATTCCCGGCCTGATACATCAAGGAAGTTCTGGCACTGCCTGATATCGGCAATCGGTATCTTTCCGGTTTCAAGCAATTCAATGTAGATATGGGGCTCACGGGTCTTGACCTCAATACCCCCGTCCTCTCCCACAAGGCCGTCCGGTGAATGGTGCCGTCTTACCCCTGGGCTTCTGATTAAAGCGACCTGCTCAACCTCCACGTCGTATGTAAATTCATACCAGGACCGGGCAACAGGCTCCCACTCATGGCCCCGGTCAAACTGTTTGGCATGATATTCATTCGACTGTTGACCTGTGAGAATTTCCCCTGCAAGTTTATATAAGAGGGTTTGGCGGGACTTTCCCTTTCCCTTTGCCAATACAGAAGTGATTGACGACCCCCCTACGCTTCCGAGGCGAAGCTCAAACCATTCGGGCGAATTTTGCTCTATGTCTCTGATGATTTCGGGCATTAGGCTTCCTTATCGGCCTTCTGTTTGGCCTTTAGCTTATCCCCAAGGGCTTTCATAGCCTTATCGAATTGGGTCGCTGGAATTGTCTCCAGGGACTTCACGGCCATGTATTTAAGGAACTTGCCTGCATCCGTGCCGCTTTCATTCGCCATGTCAACGATTTGGGAAAGTTGTTTTTCGGTGATGTACTCGACCGGATCAGACCCCCCGCCGTCATTATCTGTCCCCTTGGCTGCAATCCCGGTTAAGGCTAAAAGGGTGTATCTCTGAAGGTATGTGATCGTAGAACCGATAGCCTGAATAGCATTTTTGCTGCCGGAAGTGTCGGCGGCTGCACTCAGGCTTGTGGATTCGGAATGACCTAACTCATGGGTGATGGTACAGGTTACAACAATCTGCCCATTTTGCTCTATTTTCCAAGATGCAGATAGGCCGTGTTCACTCAAGGCGGTTCCTATGGCAGAGGCGACTTGACCAAGGGTAGCATGGTCATACTCGGTTTTTTTATCACCAAGGCCATAAGTTACATGGGCATCCTTTATAATGTCCGGTGGCTCTTTCTTAAACGCTGCCATAGATTTCGTGTAGGCTTTCCGTGCTTCATTCGCCTCCCATTTCTGTTGTAGCATGAGAAGGGTTTCAAGCTTTTCTACATCAAGACCCTTATTTAGAGCAATTTGCATTATCATTGCAGGGCTGTTTTCGATAGCCATTGGCAGGTCTTTTGTTTCTGGATGCCGAGATTCCCATTTTGTCGTATCTTCTGTCATAATGTCTCCTTAATTATATAGTTTTTCAGACCAACAATTATTTTGGGGGGGATAATACCTACCATGCTGCATCCCACCGTCACACCAACGCCAAACGGTAAAAGTGCTAAGGTTGAGTTTTTTAGCGGCAGATCTCAAAGAAAGATATTTTTTGCCGTTTACATACCACCTTTTAGATAATCTTGTATTTTTAGCATTCTGAGCTCTTGTTGCAAATCTACAATTATCGGGGAAATACCCCTTATTGTTGTTAACCCGATCTATTTCAAGGTTTTTTCGCCAGCCATTTATTTTCCCCCATTTTATGAATTTTTTGGCTTCATGCCATTCTACATAAACTTTAATGCCTCGCCCCCCATAGAGATAATAACTTTGACATTTTTCATTATAACATCTGTCCATCATGTTGTGCCAAATGTAGTATAAATTATGTTTTGATATACCGCCCTTCCATCCTGGCATTGATGGCCCTGGTTTTCTAATTCTCATGGAATGCCCTACTATAAATCTATGCGGGTGTCCTTTTTTATATCCCTTTGATTTATTTGTGGTTGTAGAAATTGGAGACAATCCACCACATCCACACTGGCAATAACCATAGGGCATCTTATCTTTTTTCTTTATCCCAATAGGCACTTTTACATTTCGGGCAGATCCTAATTTCTTCTTTTCTTGGAGTCCACTCATGGCCACACCTCAAACATTTCAATTTTTTAATCCTAACTTTCATAGTCATAAGGTATCACCTATGGGTAAGTTTGTCAAGTTATATTTTATAAATCGTCCGCTTTCATCTTTATGACGTCAGATAAGCTTTTCACTTGGCTTGAAGCCCAAGCGAGAAGTTCTCTTGCTGTGGCACTTACGACTGCCGGGGTGGGAATGTCGGCTATGGCATCTGCAAAATCATAAGCCTTGTCCTTATCGGGCCGCATTTTAGCTTTCCGGGCTTTCTCTTCCTTCTCTGCCCTCTCCCGCGCAATCCGCTTTTGTTCATCACGTTCAACCTTCTCTTTGGCTTCACGGTCTGCCGTTTCTTTTGCCTTTCTCTCGAACTCTTCACGGTCTTTGCGCCCCTGCTCTCTTGCTTTTTCAACTTCCAAGGCTAACTTATCTTCGTTAATCTTCTTCTGAGCGGCTTCCTGGGCTTCCTTGACCTTTCGGTTCGCCTCGTCAATTTTGGCTTGTGCGGCTTCTTGCTCTACCCGCCTCTTGTCCAGGTCTTCACGTTCCTTAGCAAGTTTCTCGGCCTCGGCCTTTCGGTCAGCCTCTTCCTTGGCTTTGCGTTCATCCTCTTTCCGCTTCTCTTCGGCAATCCGGGCC